GTACATCCTCAATTTGTCCTAGATTTTCACCACCAGGCAGCGTTTGAATTTCAGTGCCACTACCACCTTCACGCCTAGGTAACCAAAAGTCTTCAAGCATTGACATATGCTTACGATCATCTCTAATTTCACCAGTTTTGGCATCATAGACAAGTTTGTTACGATACTTGGCCATAATGTCTTTCATATATTGTTCAGCTTTACCTCTAGGCAAATTGCCAACATCAATATAAAACATACGGCGTTCTGGTGCACGAGCTAATCTATAGATAACCAATGCGTCTTCCATCATGCGCAATTGATTAATTGGTTTTAGTGCTTTATGTAAAAATGAAATAATTTTTCTACGGTCTTCTGATAATAACCCAGATGAAACATAACTTACAGAGTCAGTAGTCATTTTCACACCACTCGTAGACGATCCGGGCTTTTCTTGAAAAATAAAAAATTCTTCTGTATTTTGGATAATATCTGCACCAGTGTTAGAATCTTTTTTCTTTTTTATTTTTTTGACCTTACGCATTTTTGCTGCATCAATAGGTCTAATTTCAACAATACCTTCCTTAGGGTTGGTTTCATTAATCACGAGATGATGATACATACGACCATCAATATACCAACGCCGAAAAATATCATGACCCAATTCTTTAAAATTGAGCATTGAATATATATTATCAAATTCTTCTTTAATACTTTTTTTAATTTTATCTGTAGCTTTTACATCATCTAAATTTAAATCAATCGTTTGTCCTATTTGTGAACCTGTAATGGATTCATTTACAATATCTTCAATTGCCATATCAACTTCTGGATGCATTGCGTTTCCACGGTACTTCATTATAAGTTGATAATTATCTTTTGAGTCATCATCGCCTAAATTTAAATACTGTCCATAATGGCTACCAGATGCAGTAGCATAACTACCGCCTTCATCATCGCGTGGCGGTACAATAGAAGGAGCTTTATCTTCTTCCTTCTTTTTGGCTTTTTTAATTTCAAAGCCGAATAATTTTACGCCTTCATTTTCTGCCATATTAAATCCTTAAATTAGAAAGTGGGATCGACCGTAGCCGATCCCATCTATTTATTAAGTAGTAGTATCTGATTCAAAGTATTGGTAAGCCCAAACACAAGTGAATCTTTCAATGTTGTCATTATCAGAATACGCTAGAGCAATTTCTGATAGGTCTTGAGGAAATGCACCGCGGAAGGTGTATGTCTTCAAGGTATCTCCATTACGGTCAAGCTGATCAACTTTCAAATCTGCTTCATATGCAATTGATGTTGTCAAACCAGTATTAGCACTATGCGCATTAATACCATTCATCCAACGTTCGATTGCGTTACGCACATTAAAATCAGTATCATTAATGATAGTAGTTGTCCATTCAGCGAATGTACGATCACCTGCCATTTTAAGAATACGACCTCTAAATGGTACTTGAATGATACCAAAAGTTGATCCAGGAAGTGATGCTGCTTCACACAAAAATGAAGTTAGTTCTGCATCACCCTCTGCAAATCCTGGAAAGTTAATTGTTACTTTAAAGAGGTTAGGACGAGCACCGCCGCCTCTCAGTTTTGACTTAAAGTCATCTACGCCGAGAATAGCCATTGTTCGTTACCTCCTTAAACTGTGCCTACGACTTCTTCAAAGTCTACACCGGTTCTAACAGCCACAAAATTGAGTGTGACATAGTTAATTGACCGAGCAGGTTTGATGAAGACGTTTGCAATGAATTCATTACGATCTACGATAGCAGGAGTATTGTTCGATTCATCACAGACAACTCTAAAGTCTGTAATTCCACGTCTGCCTTGCACTTCTCTAAGAACAGGCTCAACAATGTTCACGAATTCTGCACGAGTAAACTCATCATTGAATTCAAATAATACTTGTTGTGCCGCTCTACCAATTGCTCTTTCCAAAACAAGAAAAAGTCTACGTACATTAATTCTATCAAAGGCGGATGGTCTACCGAGTGATGTTTTATCACCGTATAGTAATGTCCCTTGACCAGGAATGTTTGTGATTGGATTAACATCAGCCTTATACAGTTGATCTCTTTGAGTTTTGTTAGGGCTAAATGCAAGTGAAGTAATACCCAGATACTGACCTCTTCTAGAACCTGCAGGCGAGAACCATGGAGCCCTATCTAGATCTGTTGCTGCGCAGATACCAGCAGTGCTTGATGCTGCTGGAATGTTAATATATTGATCGTTGTACTTATCGTAAACTTTTAAGAAGTTACCATCAGCAACCAAATAAGATGATGAGGTAAATGTGTTAGCAGTTGTTACGATATTTGTAGTAATTGTTGATGCATCCACCAAATTTACTACATCAGTACGTGCCGGTGAAGCACACACGATACAATCTTTGCGAAGTGATTGTGCGGTTGTTACCAAGTCATTAACTACAGTTGTTTGATCTCCTCTAGCATTCATGCTAGGTGCAATCAAGAAATCTACCTCAACTTGATCCTTATCTTCAAAAAGATCAAATCCAGTAAGAACTTCTGATGTAGTCAAAGCGCCTGAGTTAACCCCAGTTGAGAATGTATGATTTACAAATGCGCTTGGACTTGCTAAAGCAAAATTTCTACCTGATGCATTTGAACTAGCTCCAGCAGTTGTATAGTCTGTATCCCAACCTACCATCCACACATATTCGGAACGAGTATTAACCACATCTAGTGCATAATTTGATGTTCCGTCTGCATTTTTTGCATCACCTGCAACCGAAATGAATGGGAAAATTTCTAGAACAGTACCTTTGGTTCCAGTAAATTCTCCTCCGGAATCAATAACTGCAATGTGAATTTCGTCATTTGATCCTGAACGAGCACTTACATAACTTGATGTGCTTGGTGCTTTATCAAAGCTTGACTTATATGACCATAACTGAAATGCGGAATCATTAGCTGGACAAATCTCAACTTTTAGTGAATTACCCAGTGCACCTGGATATTTCGCAACGATTGTATTTGAATTTGATACCAAAGATGCTTTTTGGTTGTTGAATGCTGCCTCATTATCAACAGTTATTCCACCTAAATTACCAGCACTATCACTTGCTGATTGTCCGGTTGATGAAACTGCGTTTTTAGCGGCAGATGTTGCTTCTCGCACAACCTGAAGAGACGAAGAATATCTCAAAAAGTATTGTGCCGAATGGAAGTCTATTGTCGATGCGGAATCTGGAGTAGCAAATGTATCAACAAGAGTTGCCTCATTGTTAATAGACATTCTTTGCCCTACAGGACCCCACCGAAAATTACCTACAATTGCGCCAGTGGTTGATTGAACGTTGGGTACGCCGCCGGTCAGATCAATCTCTTTAACTACAACCGCAGGAGACTCGGAAGGTGTAAAAAGTGCCATCTTTGAATTCCTTTTTGGTTAATGATATGAAGTCATAATACGGTTGTTTTTCAATTTCCTATTATTTATAATTTTACAAATTTGGGTCATACTCTACGGCCCAATCTGTAGCACCTGGTCTTTCTATCGTAGCAATGTGTTGGCTTCCATCGTCAATAAATCCAAAAGGAACTATATCTTCTTCGATCTCTTTCATTCTTTGATCAAATAACATCTGCTTTAAATCAATGTTTGTCATATCAGAAAAGTATTGAGTTGAGACGTAGAGATCTCAAGAATCGTGTTCTCATCTACAATATCTAATTTACTATTCTCTAAAATATCTTTAATTGCAGAACAACCAAGGCGTTTTACTTTACGCGTCATCTCTACACCTAAAGCATTTGCTTTTACTGTCGATTCAACATGCATGTTTTCATATTCAAGTTCGTGATATAAACCATTACACACTACTCCTCCTTGATCATTTGATTCAATCACCACATAAGCATCATTGTAGAGTTTCGCATACTTATAGATAATGTTAGGGAAGAGAATTGGAGAGATAGTATTGTTGCGATAAACAGCAACCTGCCTGAAAGGGCGAACGCTAATATCGATCACGTTAAACGTAGAATAATCCTGCCCTCTCCCTTTACTTACGTCTACAGTCATAATGTAGTCGTGTTTTCTGATAGTGTCTTCGTAGACATAAAGACTATTATTCTCTAGCAGCCTTTTATATGGCTTTGCTCTAAACGCCATCAGCGTATCGGCGTTAATCAGAGTGTCGCCTGTTCCGAAAAAAGTATTGCCAAATTCTTGGTCAAATTGTAATTGACTAGTATTGGCAATTGTTTGTTTTTTCCACGCTTCATCTCTTCCTGGAACGTCAAACCAGTCAACACGAAACGGTTTGAACTCGTTCACTCCTTGCACAGCACCTTCCCATATCTTATGATACGTATTGCCGATACCGTTTGCGGTAGAAGTGACAATTACCTTTGTGTCTTTACCTGCGGCAATTACAGGATACGTTGAAGTGTAGAACTCAGTGGCACGTTCAACAAATGCAAACTCATCAAGGTATAGTAAGTTTACCGACAGGCCACGAATGGATGAACCAGATGTAGCTCTGGCAAGAATACGTGAATTATTTGAGAATTCAATTGAACCTTTATTTAATGCTTTACAACCAGGTTGCAAAAAGAATGGTAGGTTCTCAAGCATGAGCGTAACACGACTTAACATCTCACGTGCTGTATCACCTTTGTTTGCAAGGATCACTACAAGTTTTTCTGAGTGAAACAGTGCGTACCAAAGTAAGTATGCACAAGAGGATATTGACTTACCCGATTGTCGGCAAGCAAGCACGACGTTAAACCTGTTCGAATTAAAGTGCTCAAACATGTTCTTTTGATATGGGTAAAGTGTAAAGGGTACTAATCCCTTATCAAGGGAAATGACCTTTAGATATTTCTCTGCAAAGTACGCAGGGTTGTGCATACACTTAGAGTACTCAAGAACTTGTTCCTGAGTCCATTGTTGTATTACACCGTCTCTCTTTACATTGTTATTACCTAAGTAGGTATCAGTTTGCATCCTCTACGTCATCGTCCTCATCATCTTCTTCGTCATCTTCTAAATCTACTTCCCATGATTCTTCCCAAAAATTTGCTGCTTCGTCAAAATACATCTGTACTTTATCTTCAGCTTCTTCTTGAGTAAGAGCTACAACTAAAGCTTGTCCCATTCCTTCTGAGATTTTGAGATCGAATGGAATAGGGCCATGAAAACAAAAATCTTCTGGCAATTCAAATGTAACAATGAATTGATCAAGGTTCATTACTCTATTTAAAGCTTGTTCGGCTTCTTTCATACACACCTCCTATTCTTTTGGTGTTACATCAATTGGTTGTTGCTGTAGTAGTTTTTGTAGGTCGGTTGTGGATCCTAGAAATATATTATTTTGTTGATTTTCAATCTGCTTTGGTTTATCTTCTTCTTTTTTGTTGATGTCTTTGTTCTTTTTATTTAGATCCATCAACCGATCATTTACATCACTGATGTTCTTGATCATGGTAGCAAGAACTTCAAATGCTCGTGGATGTTCAGATTCACGAGCAACCTCTACCATGAGATCTAATGATTGTTTGCCTTTTTCGATCAACTCGTAATATGTTTCACGCGAGTAATCATAATCTGTTTTTACGTTGTCTGAGTCCATATTTAATCATCAAATGCTAAATCAATATCTGTATCAAATCCAAAATCACTGTCGGCAGTACCTAGAGTGTTAGATGGATTTGGTGTAACCGTAATTGTCTCAAGTTTTACATCCGAATCCAATAAACCAGCATTGATCTGATTAATATTGGCAATCGACGTACGAATAATATCCTTGTTCTCTATTGGTCCATGGAAACTTACTTTCATTTCAAAGTCTAATGTATATATGATAGTTCTACGAGTCTCTAATTGACCATCAAAGTCATCGGTAAACGATACAGCTTGAATAGCAATTGGAATATCCTCTCTGAATGTAGGATACTCTACTAAAAATGGTTTTATTGTAAGTGTGTATTGTGGATTAAAATAAGGTAGTATTTGCTCAACAACTTGCAAAGCATCGTCTTGTGTCTTTGCATAGATGTTAAGTTGAAAATTAATTGTGTATGGTACGGGTGCAAAGAACTTTTGTCTATTTGCCGGACCAGAACCTATAGTATTAAAATTACTTGTTTTGGCTAATTGCCGTGTCGTATCATAAGTAAATGCTGTAATTTCAAATGACATCCGTGGCAACTTAATTGCAACTTTTGTATCCGTATCAAGATCTGGATTTTCTCTAATGCGTTCCAAATATTTGGCTTTTGGTGCGTACGACAATGGTACCTTCACTTGGCTAATCACCGCACCAGAAGAGTTCTTCCGCAAGACATATAGATTATTAAACATGCGTCCAAAAATCGACACACACTTTCTAATTTTTTCATGGTAAAAATATGTACCAAACATTAGTTAGCCTCCGGATCCCCGAATGGGTTATCCTCGGTAAAATCAAGGAAGTCGGTAGAGAATGTACTAAATGCATCGTTCTGTTCATTCTCTGAAATTTGATTATCTTGTGCAAGTGCTATTACTGTAAAGTCGGAATCAACTCTTGCATCACCACTAAGTGTAATTGTTGTGGATGTAAGGAAGTTATGGAACTTACCATCACTGGCACCACAATGGATGAGATGTAGTTTCTGATCTGAGTCAGACCAACTGGCAACTTCACCTGACATTGTCACACCAGACGATATGGTTTGTGTAGCAGTATTACCTATTTCGATAACAGGACTTGTGCCATTGAGTGTTAGAATATATTTGAAACTATTATCACGCTCAATAGCATCAATGGCATCAACATCAGTATTAAGATTTTCATCATTGTACTCAAAGAGTTGACAACGCATTTTATAAATCGGCAGATTGCTCAATTGATAGAATGGTTGCTCATGCTCTACATGGTTAATTTGAAATAAAGAGCGCGATAATGGTAGATAAATTAAATCACCTTCACGAGGTCTTTCACCAGTAATTTCATTATCATATTTACTTACAGCACTATTCCAACGCTTACGTGCTACAACAAATGTAGCCTCATCACGAATCTCTACACCAAAGCGAGTAAAGAGATCACCTTCCCCGTCAAAGCCTTCCGTATTCTCAACATACATCTCAATCTTATAAGACGAATTAAAGCTAGATGGTACATCGTCACCAAAGATTGTATTTTCATTTACAATTGTTCTAGGTAAGTAGTACACATCTTGTCCATAAATCTTAAGAGATTCAATGATGATGTTTTCGTAAAGGTTCTGTTCAGACCTTACGCTTTGTGAGAAATACGGATTTAACATCTTAACCTACAAAAAAGTCAATTGGCAGTTCATGTTCAAGACGAACTGATTCCCTGAGCTTTTCTATCTCAGCCGTTGCGTCATCATAAATTTGTCTACCGTTAAGCGTAACACCACCAGGTAATTGCATTCCATCAAACTTAATTAGATTTGCACCCCATTGTTGTTTAATAAGTGCTGTGGTATATTCCTTCAACCATTTATCATTATAGATTGAGGTATGTGTTTGTGGGTTAATTGTTTGAATTACTTCAGCGACGACATAATCGCCTACTTTAATATCCTCATCAGCAAAATCACCGAAGATATAAAGACGATTTTGTCTACGAGCGAAATGAACTTGAGGTAAACCGTTGAGCTTCATCTCTAGCAAAGAGAGATATTGTTGCATCTGTTCATAGTAATATAGATCACCAACAAACGATGCAAGGTTATGCATATCATTTAACATCATTTGATACTTGATATCAAAGAAGTTGCGTGAGTTAGCAAATGTAGATGTTAGCGGAAACATCTTAGTGACGTGGATAATATCAGACGCAGTCGTAATATACTCATTATCTACATCATCTTGAGTAATGAGATGTTTTAAATATGTTTTAATTGTAGCGTCTGAATGATACTCTTGATAATATTCTATTGCCTCATCAACTCGGTCTTCAACTTGATCATCATCAACATTAATCTCAATGACCGGGTCGCCAAGTTTACGTTTGCAATAGTCAATCAGAGTAGCTCTGCTTGTCACAGCCATAGAGTTCTCCGGTTATAAATCCTCTATAGCTATTTATATGTTTTTAATTTTATTATCCGGTAAATGTACCTGAGGTTATTGTGATTGAATATGATTAACAATAGTATCTAGATTATAACTGCTTGTTAGTTGTAGATCACAATCGGCTTTTAAATATTCTTTATCATCAAAATCTACATCTAGCCATAAACCTATAACATTGTCTATAGCTCCTCTCCAGCCTTGAAGCTGCTCAATGGTATCGATGATAGAAGATCCACCCGTAGTAAAAAATACTATGTTCGTTCCATCACTTAACGCGTTTTTTATAACATTAAGAACTTGAGGAAAACCTTCAGCCTCAGTGTTACCAGTCAGATTTCTTACATCAGACTCATTGTATTGCTTAGCCGATAAAGCGGTCTTTAAGGAAGCAACCAATGTGTCTTGATAGTTGTTTGACGATCCAAAAATTAGTATATTAGTCATTATCCTGCATACACCTCTATTTCATTTAAAGTGACTCCGTAAGAAGCGTTCCTAGTCAATGTAAATCTTACATACGGATAAGTCTGTAAATTTACCGGTGGGTCAAAAATATGAATATAATCTGTTCCATAGTTTGTGGATGTATCACTTGTTTCTGAAATGACCCCATCTGTATCAGATAGATTAAGCCACGTGCTATTATCTGCACTGTACTGCATTGTCCAGTTAGAAGATGCATCAGTCCTTGTTCGTGGATATACAACCATTTTATCCATTCTTACTAGTGTAGTCGAACTAAAATCAAATGTTAGTGTCTGATCTCCTGTGCTATTTGTAAGCCAATAAGTAGTAGTTGCGTTCGAACCGTTGCTGCCATCAAATAGATATTCTATAAAATATGCGGAGGGGTTGCTATAGCTATTTGCACTAGATGTAATAACTAAACCATCTTCTGGGTAACTTGTTCTTGATACCGTCCATTGATTGCCAGCCTGGCCCCCACCTGTACCATTACTCAGATCTAATAATACAGCCTCGACAACGCTGGGATATGCTTGATTTAAAACATCTCTATAAACCTGGTATAAGCTCTGTATACCAGAAGCACCGTTTGTATTTCCAGATGCGTTGGTTACAATCTTTCCAACTATGCCGACGTCACCTCTACGTCCCATTTAACTAATCTCCTCATATGAGCAGACAGCTTCCAAATCACCATCAACACTGGCTGTCAATCTAAGAGTGTCGCCTTCCTCGAGATAAACATCTTTTGTAATAATGTCAAGTGTAGCATCAGCTGGAATTGTAATTGTTTTAGCTAAATGATAAGCTGTGCTACTACGGTATACATCTGCATTAACTGTAGCATCGTTAGTACCATCAACGTTGGATATGTATAACGCTTTTACGCGTATAAGTTTACCGCTTGCTGCAGAATTAGTAACAATGGCGGTTGCAGACGTTGTGATTGCTTGAACAGCCGTCTTACCGCTCACTGTTGTTATACTCAATAAATTGGGGTTAGCCATTTTTTACTCTCCAAAAATAAGTGAATAGGTATAAACATCACCAACATCAGTACCCCCACCACCACTTCTTGCTGAAACGTATGCCGAATCAATTAGATCTTGAACACTGGCGAGTGTTGGGGTAACAACACCTGTATCTTGATCTAAACTTAAAATTTGCTTTACGCTTGAAACTGCTCTATTGCTTGGCATCCTACACCTCCATTCCTATTTATTCTGGTTTTGTTGGCCAAGTAATTGTATTGGGAAAACCGGCTTGTTGTGGCACATCAAGTAATGCTTGACGATACGTTGTCCAGGCAGTTTGTTGTTCAGCCGTCATTGCATTCCATCTCACAGCATTGATTGGATCAACATCAGATTTCAGAAGGTCATCCCTGGTTTCTCTTTCTACCATGGCTATTGACTCGGTATTTGCTGTAATCTCGTCATCAGTTAAATCAACAATACTTTTCGTTATTGTCCATGCATTATCAACCAAAGTTGGGGTTGAGGCTCGTTGTATTCTTTGAGTTCCTTCAGTGAATGATGGATCACTTGCTAATACTACACTATAAACACCAAAAGAGTTTAGTGTAGCTTCATCTATAACTTTTGGAAATGATGTGTTAGGATTATCACGGCGAAGTTGGCCAATCGTGTATGGGTATTGATCGACCGCACCGTTTGTTACCTTAACGTATGCCATTTAGTTTTCTCCTATGTGCCTGAAACCGTAAATTGTGTGAGTCTTCCCGACCTATAATCTCTTACATAAAATCTTTCAGCTGTGTCATCAATAGAAAATCCTATGTGAAGTGGCGCTTCAACACTGGGTAATGGTAAACCACCACTAAAATTCAGATTGAAAGAACCATCATATGAACCCGATGTAAGGTCCCATGC